TAAACTGACCGCTGCTGAAAAGTCCAAACCGCTTATAACGTTGGTCGTAGACCCTATAGTTAATGAGAAAGCGCCGTCAGTTATTGACGTGTACGTACTAAGAGCTTGAGTTAAAACTGCGCCAATAATATAAGGCGCGGTATCAACGTCCGTCCAGCGTGCAAAAGATATTTGTTGCGCTTGTCTACCGTTTTTACTAATCCATCCAAAATAAAAAGCTGCTCTTGCGTATTCCTCAGAATCCATTCCAAAATACGCGCCTACTTGTGCTAGAGTACTCTCTTGTAAAAAAGAAGCTGGAGGTAATAACGGATTCGTAGTAAAATACCGGCCTCCAAAATTTCTTATCGGAACAACGTTCGCTCCACCCACTACAGAGGTAGTATCGATATACCGTGTGAAACTTAACATAGTATTTAAACTCCGAAAATCTCTAACCCAATGGATTCTAGCACGGGAGCATCTACGATTCTAGTTTGTAAATGATTTAACGTAAAATTAATCGCAGGTATTGCTTCGAATTGATCACGGTCGTCTTTAAAATACGGGTTAGACGTTTCTTCTATTCGTAAAATTCCCACGCCGTTCGCTATTAAAGTATTAATCGCGTCATCGCTTTGCATAATTTGTTTTATTTCATTTACTAAATCGGATGCAGTATACGTATCGATGTTCGTAGGATCTTGAAGTACTAACGCGGCTATTTGCCATGTTGTATCGCACCATTGCGTATTATACAACTGCATTATTGTACCATTCCATATATTTTCTCGATGGATAGTACCGTAAGGACGATTAGATATTTTAGAAAAATAAACAGTCGGCGCTGTGTCTATTCCCTGCTGAGTTGGTTGATTATTCTGTTTTACCACAACTTCGGGATAGCCATCCGCAATCAAGCCGGCTTGAATAATTGGTAAAAATAGCTGAATAAGCTGATTATCAGTCATTAATTTCCTGCATCTTGAATAGCCACACAAAGGACGCCTTTCCAACCATCTACTTTAAACCAGTCGTTATTCGACTCTACTTGAAATCGTTGCCCACCAAAAATCAATTGGTCTCCTGACACATCGCGCCCTATATCACTTATGTTGCTTGATGAGTAAAAAGTGTAATAGGATTTTTGTAAATCTAGCCCATACTGATCATAGAGTTTGCGGTCAACCGCCTGAAAACTTCCGTACAACGTAACTGGGTCAGCATATAGCGTAATATCTTGACCGACGCTATTCAATGACCGGCTAATAAATCGATAATAGCTAATTGTCTGTGAGGCAATTAACTGTAACGCGCGAATTAATAAATTTGAACCTGGAACCATTACTCTCTCTCAACTACATTCGTACACGAGTTTAAAAAATATTTTGTGAACACCAAGGGCTTTGTGATTTTACCGGTTGCAATACGTTTAGCAATTTGTGCTCTGCGCCCCCTACGTGTCTTCAATCGTCCGGAATATTGCCGTTCTCTTGCTTTAATGGTACTTAATTTTAAAGGAGGGTCAAGTAAGGTAGATATATTTTTCCGAATGGCTCCTGCCGCTTCTAGTCCTAAAACCTCGTATCCTCCTTGCGCCGTCTGTTTACCTTCTAACATTTTTTTCGCTTCAATTCGCATTATACGTTGCCATTTCGGTGTTTCTGAAATTATTGCTGGTCGAATAACAGGACGCGGCAATATCTTATTTTTCGTAGAGCCGCCTTCAGCTATCGCACCAACCTCAGCCGTTGTCATATTACTACCGGGATATTGTTTTCGCGCAACCCAACCTACTTTAGCCACATAATTCGCTATGCCCTCCAGTGCGATAGTTAAATCTTTAGCTGTTTGGGAAGTTACGCGTTTAACAGTCAAAATATCCCCGCTACTTTACGAATAGCTGAAGACTCGGGCAAACCGCCCATATAGAATCCACCGATTGATTTAACTTTAAGAAGCGCCAGCAATTGAGTGCCGTACGGAGAAGAACTTAACCAGAAATTCCAAAAATTAGTAGTAGGAGGCGGCATTACGGCCACAGATATTTTATCTATGGTTGCTGATACCTCAAAAGAAGGATTTTGACCCATTATGATAAGTGGAGTGATAAATGCTAAATGCGCAACCATTAAGTTTAACGCGCGTTGTAGGCAATCCCCATTTAACCAAGAATAATCATTAGGGTTAATATAACAAATTGCAGCGTTCCAGTATGCGTCTAAAGTCGCGTCTGGATAAGCAATAGGGTCAGCAAACGCTGGAAAATCAGTACGAAATAAAGTTACGTCAAAAACATGCGTAGCCATTACTCTTCCAATAATTCAATACCGAGCCGTTTTAAATCTGCATCCGTATGTTGGGCTGATCCATCCCGAGGCGTCATATTTTTCGCTACTTTATTGGGGTTTTCTTTTATTTTTTCAACAATTATATAGCCGTTATCCATGTGCTGCTTCAGAACCGGATGGATGCCTTTAGGCCTTTCCAAACCATCCGGTTTTTTAAGTCCATACATTAGCGCTTGAAATTGATCTTCGCTTATTCTAGTAGCTACCCCTTTAGGAGTGATCAATGTTTTTTTAGTAATAACGTTCGCACCGCCATTAATCACCACGCGGTATTCTTCTTCATGTAGATTGGACGGGTCAACTTTTGGCTTATAAAAAGCGTAAGCCACGGATTGAGACATAGTCGAATAAACATAAGCGCCATTTTTCATATTTAAATCCCGTTAAATCTATAAACAGCAAATGGACGTTTACACATAATGCCCGCTGTAGCGTTACTATAGGCTTCTTTGTAGTAGGTTACGTCTTGTTTTACACCCAAAGCTTTAAATTTAGCCGGTACACATTGAATAAATACCGCTTTACCATCCGTGGACATATCTTGTGGGCCGGTAGTTTCTGCGTACAAATAACCCACATTTAAACCCCCGCTAGCGAGGTTAAGCTGGGGCGCAGAAACAACACGTATTTTTGGGTAAGTCTTATTTAGCCATTCCATAACAGACGGTGAACCGAAAGTTGTAGATTTACTTAATTGATCACGCGCGTTAGTCGCTAAACCTAAAACCATAAGTATTGACTCGGGGTTTATCTGTTCTTGCGATTGAATTCTCACAGCTGCTACAGCATTAATAATATCTTGTTGAATTTCATTAAAAGTTTTACTAGCCCAAGTTGTTAAACTTGATGCACCCGGTGGAACAGTTACATAAGAAGGTAAACCAGGAGCATTTAATAAACCATACGTATTATTTGCTCCGTTGTTATATCCAAACCATCCAGTATTATTACGGGCGATTTCTAAACCTAAAATAGCCGATTGACGGCTAAGATTATCTGCGCTGATATTAGCGCGGCTTGATCTATCGGCTTCTAAAACTCCAACACGCATACCCTGCTGAAAACGCACTACGGTTGAATAATTATAATTTGCGTTCCATTTTGCAAAAGTCACATTAGTGTAATCGCCGTAAGGGACTGCTAAGCCATCAAGCTCTAAAACCTGTTGAACTATTTGTTCGTCAGACCATTGCCCAGTTGTCATAATTCCGACGAATTCATCAATTAAACGTGCGGAAGTAAGTTCGTAAACAGCGCCAGGTAACCAGTTCTGAAGAAATTGAACCGGTACCGCGATACTGGGTGTAGTGTTCGGGACTTGAAGTGCGTCCATAGCGGCCATTTCTTGAATTTTGGGAGTATCTAAAATTATCCCGTATGGCCTTAAACACTCATAATCCGCTTGACTTTCGATTTTAAAATCTTCATGCGGTTGTATCATGTACGGAGGCAAAGCTGAATGAATGGGTGAAACAGTAGTTCTTGTTCTCATTAGTTTAATCCTTTTACTTTTTTAACATTAACGTCATTAGTGACGGGAGAAGGAATAAAAGGCGCTGGCGCGGCAACACCTAGAATACTAGGCGTGAAAGTAATTACCGCCATCCCAGTACTTACTATATAAAAATCTACTTGCGCCTGAGCGAAAGTTTTTCCACTAGGTAATGACGCTACAGGAGAAATAGTACTTATCGCACCTGTCACATCATCAAAAATTACTAGATCACCCGGATTAGCCGTATTAGGAAGAAAAGTTATTATTGTACCCATCGTTAGCAACTCTGCTTGCGTTTGATTAGCTAATGTTAAAGTGGGAGCTAACGGATTGCCTCCGGGAGGTCCGAAACTGGCGTAAACTTTAGAATTTACTAATATGCCCACAAAAACATTTCCTGTATTTCCAGCTGTTGCTACTTGATCATTAGAACCGCTTGTTTGTGTGTAACAAGTTGTTCCAATAATATTGGGCGATCCGGAATTTAAAATATAAGAACGTGAACGTTTAGGGCTATCATTATAAAGATCGCCGGGAACCCCAAATCCTTGTTGGGGATAAATAATTGATTGAAAAGCCATTATGCTTTACCTCTTTGACGTAAACGGTCAAAATGCGCCGTCATTTGATTGGATACTACGGGTTTTTTATCCATAGCGCTCACCGTTGAATTTATCGAAACGGATTTTTTGCCGGCTAAAAACGCTTTAATAGCGGTTTTTTCATGACCTTTCGGACATTGAAGCTCTAATTTTCCGGCAATATAAACTGCGGTTTCTTGTAGTGTTTTATCTGCCGCGTCGAAAACACCAATATACTCAGAAGCCGCTTTAGTTAATTCTTCACGCTCTGCCATTTCGGTATAAAAAGATTTTCGAAATTCAGCCGCATCCATTGCACCTTTTTTATCTTCGTCTTTCTTTTTATCGGATTCTTCATCCATACATTTAGCGTCTCTAGCTTTTTTGTCATAGCTATCTTTTTCTTTTTTATTATCTTCATCATTTTCATCAGTAGCTGAAGAGTTAGTGCCAACTGAAACAAGAGCGTCTAACTTAGCTTCTAAACGTTCAAGTCGTTCTTTAATTGCAGCTAAACCTAAAGCTTCGCCTTCATCTTCATCTTTAGCTTTCGCTTTAGATTGCTCATCTTCTTTCATTAAATTCTCTCCACTATCTAACACACTGACTTCAGAGCCTGTTCGTCCCTCATAAACTAGAGATAAATGATTGCCCCGAAGTTTCCTTTGAATAACAACGTAAGGAGTCCCATTATACACACCTTCTTTTCTTTCGCACAAGAAGGTATAGGCCGG